TTATCAAAGTCCATCATTTCTTTAATATGTCTAAATTCTTGCCTGATAGACTCCTTTACTTTATCACTAGCATCTACATTTGATAATTCTACTTCAACAGGAGAATCGTATAGATCACTAACAATACCTTCATTAACAACATCTTCTACCGCAGAATCACACTCTGGATGGAGTGCCATTTCACGATATCTTTTAATTAGATCGTACTCTGTACGATAAACACCTTCAATATCTACATATGAACCATAAAAACTACTAGCAATGTAATTATCATTGCCATCGTCGTTATTTGGTGGAACAGGGGATAATAACGATTTAGACTTTTGTTCGTCCGAATCGTTAATAGAGAATCCAAAAAGCTTAGGCATAGTATATAAGTTTTCCTACTATTATAACATATTTATTAGGAAATGCTTTCGCCTCCTGCGTTAGCACCAACACCTTTAATTGACTCCCAGTAAAGAACTTGAAGTTCTACCGTAAATTCTTCTAGTGTATCGATAGTTTCGTATGAAAGATCTACCTGACTAATATTTGTTGGGAACACATCAAAGAACTTATAGGTTCTAAGAGTTGATCCATCACGATCTAATTGATGAACAAAGGCATCTTCTTGATAATCTGCTGGATCTTGAGCACCAGTTGCGTCAGATAATTTATTAATCTGATTCATCCATTTCTCAAATGCAGATCTGATAGCAAAATCAGTATCGTTAATAACAGTAACTGTCCAAGTATCAAATGTTCTGTCACCAGCAATCTTTAAAATACGACCCCTAAAGTTAATATCAATTGGAGTTATATTAGATGCTGGAAGAGCAGCTGCCTTTACTAGAAATCTAGACTTATCTTTAACGTCATTAGCGATTTCTATTTCTTCAGGAAAAGCAAGTTCGACTTCGAATAAATTCGGTCTTGCACCACCACCAGTTAACTTACTTTTGAAGTCAGTGATCTTCCTTAAAGGTGGTCTATTAAATTGAGTTGCCATAGTTTTTTATTCCTTTAGTATATTCGGCAGAATTAAACAGCACCGACGACTTCTTCAAAGCTAACACCAGTACGGGTAGCAACGAAGGTTAGACCTACAAAATTAATCGATCTAGCGGGTTTGACAAAGATGTCAGCAACAAATTCATTGTTATCTATAACAGCAGCAGTGTTATTTGTTTCATCACAGATAACTCTGAAATCATAGATTCCTCTCTTACCTTGAACATCACGAAGGAATGGTTCAACAATGTTTACGAAGTTTGTCCTTGTAATCTCATCATTAAACTCAAACATCTGATCTCTTGCAGCAGCAGAGATTGCATTTTCGAGGTAGACAAATAATCTACGAACATTAATGCGATCAAATGCAGATGCTTTTCCAAGACCTGTCTTATCACCAAATAAGACGATTCCGCCTCCTGGTGAGAAGATAACTGGATTAACTCTATTCGAGTAAAGTCTATCTCTTTGTGTTTGAGAAGGGTTAAATGCAAGTTTTACTGCATTTAGAATCGAACCTCTTTGTGTTCCTGCTGGTGAGAACCAAGGGAAGTTATTGATGTCATTTCTAGCACACGTACCAGCAATGTCACCATTAAGAGGAACATAACGGAATGTATCTGCAAATCTATCGTACATATACTTGTATCCACTATCGAATACTGCATATGAAGATGATGCAACAGGTGCATAGAAACTAATTACATTATCTGTAATTGTTTCATCCGAGTTTATAGTCACAGAACCAGCAGCACTATCATTCAAGTATGCCTTTCTATAAGGAGAAATAAATGCTAATGCATCCTTTCTAATTTCGGCAACTGAAATTAGTTTATTGGCAAGTGCCTGTGCGGCTTCTTTTTCATAATTAGCAGATCCCATGATTAGGAAATCTGATTGATATAAATTATTATCTTCAAACAACTCATATCCTGCTGAAAGACCAGCTAAACTTACGGTAAATGAACCAGTAGCTTCTGGATCGGTTGTTCCGTCGTAGTTTTCACCACCACCTAGTGTAAGAGTCTTTACTCCTGTACCACCAAATGAAATTCCTTGTGTTTCTTGATCCCATCCAATATCAGTAGCAGTACTAAATCCAGCAACCGTAGTTGTGTCTGTGGCAACAATACCAGCAGGAGCACCACCACCAAAGATTTGTGTGGAATTAGTTGCTAAGTACTTTCTCCAATAAGATGGTGAACCAACTGAGAATTCTGCATCTTTTGCCTTAGAAAGTGATAAATGCTTTTCAAGGATAGTTCCAGTATTTCCAGAAATTGTTCCTTTATCATCAATAACTACAACATGAACTTCATCGAAACGTGAATTTCTAGCAGCAGCAAAACTTGATGTTCCTGGACGTTCTGCAATATTGTTCCAATTAATTGATGTATTAGTTAAAGCAATTGATTGCTGATCAAACCAATCTGCATTTGCAGTTGGTGAAGTATAACTGTATCCAGTTGCAGTACCAATGGTATGAACACCAACAGCAGTATTTCCAAACTTATAGATTCCATTTGGTTGGTAATCTACATTAGTAGAAACACCAGCTGCTGTTACATGCGAAAGAACTTTAACTGAAATCTTCTTATTAGTAGAATCAACTTCTGTTACAATACCCTTAAAGTGTCCGTCCAACTTACTAGTTGTACCTGCACCAGCAAGAATTGTATTTGGAGGAACAGTTTGTGTTACACCATAACCAACAGCAATATTTGTTGGAAGTGCTGAGAATGTAAGTGTTTGGTCTGCTATGGCATCAATGATTGCAACCTTAGCACCATTTGACCAAGAACCTGGGTTCCTAGCAGCAACTGTTACACCAGTAATTGTACTAGTATCGTATCCTAAATCGTTATAGTTATCGAGACTGTTAATTTTAACATTAGCAGCAGCACCAGCAAAACCATTTGCCAGATCTGTGTCATCTGCTCTTACTACCCTTAAAGGTCCACCGTAAGATAGGTATGATGAGGCAACCAACCAATGCTCATAGTGCTTGTCAGTGGAAGAAGGCTCACCAAAATTATTAAGTAAATCCTGTTCATTCTCAACTAGGGTTGGGACGTTGACTGGTCCTTTTGCAAAAGGGGCAACAATAGCACCGACTTTATCGGATGCTGTGTCCACTCTACCTACAGTTAAGTCAACTTCTCTAACTACAATCCCAGGAGATGCTAAATTTAGCGGCATCTTTTTGTTCTCCGAGTCTCAGATTATTCTGAAATTATTTATTAAAATATCCATTTTCATGTAGTCTACATGTAATCCCACATATAAGAACGGTCTCCATATTCATCAACATTCCACTCAGTACTCTCTACTGGATTATTCTTACTCCACCTATCTCCATCATTATCAGTAAAGTTTTCCATATCATCAAATCCATCTGAAATAAATCCAAATGGTGCCATATCTTGCTCTATTTGATTTCTTTGTTCTTCATAAATTCTCTTACGAACATCATTATCAGACATTTCTTTAAAATAATCCTGACATACTAACCACGAGAATATAACAAGGCACATTGCCAAGTCATCATTACATCCCTCTTCTGCTTCAAATGAATTATGTTTTTGAGCAAAAGTTGTTAATTCTGAAATGATATCATAATCAGATACTAATATTTTATCATCTTCTAATAAAGTTTTAAGATTAGAACATCCTAACTTTTTAACTGCTGCTGTTGTTCTAACACCAAGTTGAGTTTTCTTACCAGAGAATCCTTGACCAACGATTTGACCAGTCCTTCCCCTCATTGTAGCCATTAGAATATTTTCATATTCCAAATCATATTGAAGAATACTTGCAACCTGATCTCCTATATCATTTACTTCTACTAAAACATAAGCATTATTATATCCCTTTGCAACATCCAATATAACATTTGGAAACAACATTGGTTTAATTTCATTATTTCTATACTTTGCAACTACTCTATATGGAAACTCTGTTGTATCAAAAATTATAAACGCTGAATAATCATTACCCAATCCTCTGGCAACGTCAACTGTAATTATATAATTATGATCTTCTATTGGTTCTTCATAGATATCAAGACCTGCATTCCTTGTCTTAGGTTCTTCATATACTAAATTTCTAAGTTTTGCTGGATTGATAAGAGTATTAATAGAACCTAAGAACTCACATTCAAACTCAACCTTAAATTGTTGCTCTGACGTGTTAGCAATAGTTTGTGCTTTCCATTCAGCATCTCTACCTGGAACTTCACTCCAATGTACATCAGTTGGTATATACTCATTCTTACTCTTTTCGGCATCATTCCAATACCTATAAAAATGATTCATCCCGTGAGGGGTTGAAACCATTATTACTTTCGTTGACTTACCAGACGTAATAGTAGGATAAACAGAGGCAAAGAACGACTCTGCAATATGGTTCGGAACGAAAGCGAATTCGTCGAGGAATAGGATATTGAACGACATGCCTCGGACAGCACTTGCAGATGTAGAAGCTGCCAATATCTTTGATCCGTTTTCAAGTTCTAAACTCCCTTTGTTCCAGGATATTATACCCTGTTGCATCCATTTAGGTAAATTTTCATATGCAGTTTGTAATCTGCTTAACAAATCTCTGGCAGTCGCTGCTTTGTTAGCAAGAATACCGATGTTAGTACTATCGTTAAAAACAGCATAATGTAAAAGATATGATACAGACGTAGTAGACTTACCAGTCTGTCTAGGCATCTTACATATATTAAATCTATGTTCGTGGAAGTTTCTAATTAACTTCTCTTGAAAATCATACGGATGAAACTGTGTTAGTCCCTCATCCAAAGAAACAATCTTAATATAATTATTGGCAAAGTATACTGGATCTTTCTTACATTTAATAAATTCAATAACTTGCTCTTCTGTAAATTCATGAGCAGTATTTGCCTTTTTTAAAAGCGGGTTACCAAGATATATGCTATCTTCTGACATAATTTAATCCTCAATACCTAATTCACTCCTCCAATCAGAAGGTAATTCATGATTTATAGGAGATAATCTAATAGGTTTAATAACATCAATAACCTCATATGCAAGGTTACCATCAGCATCTTCTATTCTAATACTATCTTCTTCCCAAGGTGTATTATTTGTCATTATTCAAAATCCCATCTTTAAGCATTTTAGAAAGTTCGGATGTTGATCCTACAAACAATGCATTATTTGTAACTTGACTTGGACCTTTATCCCTATCCTCATCAATATCTTTAACTTTCTTTTGAAGTTCCATTAATTTATCAGTAGTATCAGCAACTGACTTAATTATTTGTCCTGCAACTTCATATGCTCTTGGACTTGCACTCTCACCCGCAAGTTCCATAATACCATTAAGAGATTCTTGTCCTTTTTCGATTAGTGAATATAAATTAGCACGAGTGTATTCATAGTCCTTTTCAATATCCCCAGTAATATTTTTAGTACTATCTTTCTTAGTAACACATCCATTTTCTGGTGTAGTGCTAACCTCAATAGTACTTGAAGTATTCAGTGCTTCATCAATAGGATCATAACTAGACATAGTATTCATTAAATATCTTTCTGTAACGTAGGACTATACGTTTTAGCATCAGTAAAGTCTTCTACTGTTCCATCAAATCCAAAATCATCATCTGATTCAACAAGAAGATTATCAGCAGCAGTTAATACATCAATAGATGTTCCTTCAGTATGAGTAGCAGTTGTACTACCATCATATCCACGATTAACAACTACTGTGCTGCTATCAGGAATTTCCTTAACTTTCATTATCTCACTATCTATAATAATTCTATTACCAAGTGTTAAGGCAGAACTATCACTAATAGCAAGTCTAGTCTTAGTTTTAGAAAGATCTGCTTTTAATACTGCTGTATTATCATCATTATAATCCTTCATTGCCTTAGGAACAGCAGTGTATCTCAAAGATCTTCTTGAATTTTCAGTATCCACAGAAGCATGATAATCAACCTGAACTTTCTTAATAAGTCCATCAGGAGTATCAGCAATAGGACCGAATAGATAAGTCTTGGCAGTAAAATTAAGTGTATATATTAATGCTCTTCTAGTTGAAAAGTCTCCTTCATAATCATCTTGGAATGAAATATTATCTAATACAATCGGAATATCTCTTTTTTCACCAATTGCTTCAACTAAATCTACCGTTAAATTAAAAGATGGTTGGAAATATGGAAGTATCTGTTCTACAATCTGTAATGCATCATCATTCAATTTAGTCAAAACGTTTAATTCAAATCCAATATTATAAGGAACTGGCATATAGACCTTTCTTAACTTATTCCCATCGGATGCTTTAAAGGTTTGTGTTATACCCGCCTTTCTTGTCGGATCATAAGCAATATTAGTAGTTTCAAATGACATTCTAGGAAGTGTTATCTGAACTGCTTTATTTAAATCTGCTTGTTGTTCCAGTCTTGCTAAAAACTTTTGCATTGGACCATATGCCAATGGAACACGCATATCACTTATTTCACCACCAGAACCTTTTTTGTGGCGAATATGAATATCATTAAAAACCGTACCAAAAGATATAACAGTCTTTCTCAATATTTCGTGATAAAAATAAGTCCCTAACATTATACGTTACCAAATGGGTTTGATTGTGTGAAGTCTAATAGATCATCTGCCTCAGATTCAATCTCATCGTTTGAATCATATGGGCTGTATGTATCTCTTTCATCATA